TGATGTTGTTACCATACAAGAAGGAACCTGCTACAGGTTCTCTGATTCCGTCGATATCGACTGGAGGTGCTGCTATGAAAGCAACGATGAAGCATGCTGCTGCTGCGAGTAAGCATGGAATCATTAGGACACCGAACCAACCAACATATAGTCTGTTGTTTGTTGATGTTACCCATTCACAGAACTCAGGCCATCCCTGTAGGAGACCAGTTTGTCTGCGTGTAATATTTGAGGTTGTCATTTTAGTAAGACGTTTAAATAGGGCTTCAAGGGTAGAAGCGATATTTATTTCCTGTAACCCCTCGCTACAGGATAAAGAGACGAAGTATTATACTGCCTACGTAGGTCTCGGTTGGGAGCAGTGTGTATTTTTATTTATCTTAGCATATCGTAACAATTGTGTCAACACATGAGTATAATTACCTAAATAGGCATCAGCATAAGTGATGACTACCATAAGATAAACTTATCTATCATGTCTGCTATTTTGATATGACATTTTTTGTTAGGGTGAAGAGAGTGTGGATTCACTAATTTTTTTTGTTCTAAAAATTTTATTCTTTGTGAATCATCCAACCAAGTAGAGAGATGATAATCATCTCTCTTGAGTATGAGTCCCTCCTCTTCACAAATCAAACTCAGCAGATCCCTTGGATTTTTTTTACCTAAGATCATGTTAGGACTATCATACCTATACTCATGGTGATTAAATGTATCGAACCAATAATTTTCTACACCTATCATACTAAAATACTTATCCCAATGTAAGATTTGTTCTGACAATCTATTCAACTCAACTTTATGATCGTAGTGTTTTTCTCTTATGATATTACTTAGTTCTATGTCATCTTTAGTAAGTAAAAGATTAAAATATTTTTTCTTTTTGTTACTCCACATATCCATTCTTGCAGTCGATGTAATACCCCATAATACTATTACTTTATCGAATTTTTTATAATCATCTTTATTGAAATACTCTTCTGCTAATCTAAATTGTTTTGCATTTGCTGATGCACATGCTGATAAATCTATATTTTGATATGCATGTCTTTTTGCTAGAATAGTCCTAAAAGCATACTTATCATATTTTTGTTCTGGTGAATGAGTTTTGTCTCTTGCCTTCTTATAGAAATAATCAAAAGAAGTTTCTTCATCATACCAACTTCCCATACCTCTTGTCCAACTACATCCAAATGTTATAAGTGCTTTCATGTTTTTGGTAAATTAGGTTTCAATACATTTTTCTCTACATACTCTCTAAAAGATTGCCCCCAGTCCCAAACATGCATGTCATGTAGTTCTTGTGGTAAGTCTATAAGACCAAGTGATCTTTTCAATCTTCTTACCCAAAAAGAATTAGTTTTGTTTGAACTTCTATTACCTACTTGGAATCCATTAAGATCTTTGATTATGTGTATTCTTTTTTGTATTGAATACTTACCATTTGTGGTCTTGATTGTAGTGGGATCATACCACCATGTCCCCTCTGGAAAAAAAGCAATCTCATCTCTGTCCATATCCCAAGTATGATTATCTCTCACTTCATTCCACTTGACTTGCCATATTTGATGCTCATCCTGTATACCTGTAATAGGTCTTATCTCTTTCAGTAAATCGTAACACTCTGCCAATATCTCACTGTAAGTATTTTTATCAGTAAAGTGACCTGCTTGTGGATGTCTTTTATTTCTAGCAGATTTTGATGTGGGTGATGTGAGATCAATACCTATTGTTTCCCAGTTGTCTATCCTACTCCATTTCAAACCAGTCAATTGTCTAGCACAATCAAATGATATTTGATCTCTATTAGATCCTATCTTACTATACTTCCACCAAAGATCATGAAACTCTGCCATCTCATCATCTATCTGTCTCCATATACAGGTGAGTACAGGAGAACAATATTGTGTAAAATCATAATCAACTTTACTCAATGCATCTACAAGTTCAATGAATTGTTCTCTAGTATTGAAGTTGGCACCGAAACCCTCCATAACTTCATTATGGAATGTAAATCTATGTGGGTGCAACATGTGAGTCAATGGCACCTCTTTTAGTATTGCTTTACTCTTGTCTACCCATTCCTTAGTGTGAACATAACATCCATCTAACCATACTGTCTTAGCTCCATTGGGAAATAATTTATGTGGACATATCTTAGCGAAAGCAGATAGTCTTCGTGGGTCTCCATCTACTTCATCATATACAAAGTCTGGTATGTCTCTGAACTCCCATGCTCCTTTCTTCTCAACCTTACCATCAGTAAAGCAAACATACTTTACGTTTGGATCGTAGTACATGTCATCAGGTATAGTATCATACCAGTTTGTTATGCTGGTATAGATTACTATCTGATCTTTTTCGGGGTCATGCCATTCAATAGCATAAGAATACACACCAGCGTCACCAAAAAAAGGTTTACCTGTGATACGGTCTGTCCCTGTTCTATAATATTCTTTCCAATCAAAAAGACCAGTGACTTCGGTAAGTAAATCTACAAACTCAACAATATCAACATCTTGATTATGGTATTTGTAATCACCACACTTATTGTTCCACCACTCACCACTTGGACTTGCATCAGAGAATTGATTTATAATATCTCTTGAGTATACTGTCTCACATTTTTGTGGGCAAAGTTGATAAGCAACAGAGAATGCTAATTGATCTCTTACACCACCCTTGTTGTACCACTCCCACCACATGTTATTGAACTCATGATCATTCCAACTTCGCCAGATGATAGTGCATAGTGGTGAGAAGTATTCTTCAAAATCGAAATCTGTTTCTGCAAGTTCAATTGTAAATTTCAATATGTCATCTGGATCTACCCACCCTCTACTCACATACTCTGCACACTCTTCAAGATATGAATGTTTATGTGGATGTCCCATGTATGTGAACCCACCTCTACCTATTATCCCTTCACTCAACTTCTTGAAATTATCATTGAGAAGGTGTACTTTTGATGCATCGATGTACACACTAGGTCCTTCAAAAGGACACAGTATTTTATCCTTCCTACTACTCCTTACTGGGTCACCTAGATCCTCTACCTCTGTAATAACTTGCACCCAATCTGGTGCTTGTAGATCCTCAATGTAATTGTTAGTGTTTATAGTATAGTAGATCATATTATATTGTACTTACCCATGTAAAATTCATGGTCTGGGTACTCAGTATATAGTTTGGGATTAAGACCTGTAATCTCACACATCTCTTGCAACAACTCATCTTTTCTAAGGTATTGTTTCATGTCACCTCTCTGTGGATGCATACCTCTTCTGCCATCCTTATTATAATATCCGAGTGGCACACCTGAGTCTGCTCTACGTTCAAAAACTGATGGTAATTGTATGCCTGATTCCTTGAGTGCCATATCATATGCAATCTGATCTCTGTTACATCCAATCAAAGACCACTTGTACCATGACTCATTAAACTTAGTCATCTCTGGTGTCAAGGTTCTCCACACTATCGTACCAAGTGGACTAGCATACGTCCTGAAATTATACCCTGTCTCCTTGAGTTTTTTTGTAAGATTGATTGCGTCATCGTAACTAAAGAAAGCACATGTGAATCCCTCCAACATCTCATCGTAGTATGTGAACTTTGATGCATGTCTGAGCATGGTGAATGGGAAACATATCTTACTCCTCTCTATAAACTTATGTGTATGCCTGTAGCATCCATCAATCCATATTGTGTTTGATCCTTCTGGAAAAAACAGATGTGGATTTGCTTTTGGATAGAATGATAATCTTCTTGGACAATCTATATCTACATCAAGTTTTATATACTCCCATGGTTCTACACTTGTGTCCACTGTACCATCATGGAAGCAAACATATCTCACATCAGGGTGATAGTAATTGCCAGATACAAATTCGTCGTAACCATTAGTTATACATGTGTATACTATCATGTCCTTTGGTTCCGTATGTTCATTCAATTCAAACGGTGTATACTTGACAGTCGCATACAATTTACTAGAGAACAATACCTCTGACTTATCGTAGAATATATCACGTAAATCATCTATAAATTTTATTCTATCTTGTGCGGATGGTCTGTCATTTAAATTGTATGAGTCAGCATAGTCTTTGATTCTATTCTGTCTATTTCTCATCTCTAATTTTATAGGTACACGATGTATCTTGAACCCCAAAGGTGATCTATACTTCTTACCAGTCAAATACTCTGCAATAGAACTTGATACTTGATCTCTATTCACACCATCATCATACCACTCTCTCCATGTATCACACCAGTCACTAACCTCTGGTGTAAGTCTCCTCCATATTAAACTATTGATAGTTTGATTATAATATTTGAGTGGGTATCCTACTTCTTTTATTCTCTTGCACATGTTGAGGATCTCTTCCTTTGTAGAGAACCCATGCTCATACAACTTTTGAAATTCTTTGAAGAGTGTTCTCTCTTCTGGATGTTTTTGGAGAACAAAATCATGCTCTTCAAAAAGATCTCTAGACATATCTAGAATGTAATTGGATATGGGATAGCATGCATCTATCCACACTGTCTTGGCATTCTTGTCAAAGTATAAATGAGGACAATGCTTGGGGTGATATGATTTTCTTACAGGACACTTCTCTTCTATCTCTATTGGTATATAAATCCACCCATCCACATCAGGTTTGTCACCATCATAAAAGCAGATGAATAAAACATCATCTGCTATAGGGGGTGGTGCTAACTTATCATAACCATTTGTAATAGCAGTATAGAATATCATCCATTCAACATGTCTTTTGGCAATAACTTACCTGTCAACTCACCTAGTTTTCTATTAGTAACTTCACCTGGTTCACGAGAGAACCAACCTGTTGCTATGTACTTTGCTTTTTCACCTGTCAGGAATGCTCCTCTATGCACATGTGTGTATGCTGCTGGCCATAATACTATTGTGCCTTTCCTTGGTTGGAATGATACTTCTTGATGGAAGAAATCTGTCGCCCCACCATTCTCATGTGGAATATCATTCAAATATATCATCCATGTCACAACTCTGTCTCTGTACAGGAAACTACCATTCTCTGAATGCCAGATGTGATATCCACCACCTGATTTTGTTTTCTGAATTTTACATGTCCAAGATGATACTGGGTCACAACAATCAAGAATACCCTTATACTTCTTAGCATATATTTCAAAGGCACCACCCACTGCTTGATTGATCTCCATGGCAAGAGCAGGGTCAGCAATCTCAAGATATAATTGTTCATCCTTTCTCCCAAGTGCACCTTCCTTGAACTGTTTACCACCCTCACCCATTGGATTGAGAGTTAGATCTCTACCGTTGAATGATGTAACCTTGACTTCTAAATCATCTTTCTTTATATGTTTTTTAGAGTGCCAAAACTCAAAAGAATCTATAACAGAATCACAGAACTCCCACTTCACAAAATTGTCAAAGACACCTATGGCACCATGATCAATCATGCCTGTAAAGTTAGGTTGTTTTGGTTCATCTTGAATCACTACTTCAGGCACCATGTTTTGCTTCCTCCTTTCCTTGATTTATGTAGACCATTGGTGGTATTCTACCACAATATTCATCCAATTGCATCACCTCCTCTATCTTGACATCAGCACCTTGCTCTCTCCAAAATTCTACGAGTGCATGATTACTACTCTTATGAAATACTTCAATGTGTTCTTCATGTATAGCAGAACCCATATCTAATCTGTAATTGAATAGTGGTGTAGCATATGACTTACCACTATCAAGAATCAAGTCTTCCGAGACTGCTCTTGGTCTGATGTTTTGGTCGATCTTCCATTGTGATCCTCTGCTGTGGAGTTTGAGGAGTTTAGTTGCATGATGACGAGTAATAAGGTAGCAAGCAGCAGAAAAGTCATTTATAAATCTATGATGTAGTTTTAAAGTTATACCATTAGGATTTATGATTGTCAATTGTAAGCAATCAAAGGCAACAGGAACTCTACGTCTCACATCTTTCCATGTAAAATTCCAATGACCTGCTATTGATAGATCAACATCATCTTCCATGATGACTACCTCATTGTGGTCAGTCTCTTCTACAAAATATTTGAGAGCACTCAGATGTGTCATGACACATGCTATCTCACCATCATTCATACTTGGTGGTACAGTTCCTTTCAGATATGATTCATACTCAGCACCATCTATACCAGATATTCTATGATGATTTTTTATATCCCAGTAGACAAACTGTTCCTCCATGTATTTTTTTCTGTCTGGAAATCTATCAAGATTTATCCACAAGACAGGAGGAAAGTGTGCTAATTTATATACTGCTTTATTCTTATCCATTACGTCTCTTGATGTAGTCAACCTCTTCATAGTATTTTGTAAGAGACTTCTTACCTTTTACTTTTAGTATTTCCCAGAGTGATTTGTTATCTTCACAGTGTGGGTTATTGAACCATGAGTTTTTAGTTCTGCCATGCTCAAGATGAAACACTTGCTCTGTTATTCTTGCAACACTTGATAGTAAATTGAATCTATAGTATCTCTCATCATCCTCATACCCATACGCTATAAAGTTTTCATTCTCTCCACCTAATTTTTTATACTCTTCAGTATCAAAGAATTGACAGAACCCATACTTAGCATCCCACTCTCTTAGTCTCCCATTGAATGCTTCAAAGTTGAATCCACTGTTGATAAAATCTGTGACATGCTCATCATCTACATGACAT